TTACCCGGCTTATTGTGTAGCCCAATATGTTAAGCTTCGACAATTACGCGAATGGAGGGAAAATATGCCAGATGGTCGATCAATTCAGCTAAATTAACTGAATAGGGGACAAGGAGCCGCATTTCCCTTTCCTGTGTTAATTTGTCCCGAATACGGTCATGTTCGCGAATATAAATAGGGTCATCAATAGTGAGCATATCCGCGACCTTGTCGCAAGCGTGAATGACTGAAGCGTGATGACATCCAATTAACCGCGCCATATCAACCAATTTTAAACCGAAATTATAACGACCAAAATAGAAATAAAGATGACGCGCTGTGACAATCTCTCTGATCCTTGATCGTCCACAAATTTTGTTAGTCTCAATGCCTGTTACCTCGCTGACCAATTGCAATAATGTATATTTATTCATAAATAATTGATTATCAATAACTTGAAAACATATTATAATTTTTTATATGTCTTATATATTAAATACAAAAATTAGTACCAAAAACTGGGCTAATAAGCCCAAAAACCCCCACCAAAAACCCCCAACCCAATGGGCAACAAAAACCCCAAAAATCCCTAACCGTCAAAAATCCCATGTACGCGAAACATCGATTTTCACCATTTTCCTTACCCTCCCATATATATATACTTTTTGAAATTTGACGTCAAATTAAAAAAAAACATGGGAAAATCGACTACATCGAGTACACGAATTGATTATCAACGACTTAGCTATTAAAAATCGCGTACAAATCGCGTACACATCGCGTAACATTGACCAAAATCGCGTACACATTTCGTCAAAAATCCTCAATTTCTTTAATTCGTGGTTCAAACTTGTAAACTTTTTTATTTTTTTGGCCTCGATCGCGCCGATTTTGGTACGCGATTTCTAAAATTGTACACGATTCTTCAATTGCGCGTACAAATTTTTTCAGCGAATAATCTTTCTTTTCAAAACCCGACATTTCTAAAAATTGTGTATACAAACTTTCTAAACTCACCCAGACCCCTGCCTCCTCATGGATGACCGCCAAAAACTCCAAAAACTCCTCACCGAACTGTACTTTAATTTGCTTGCGCTTCAGGGTCTCGCTTCGGTCTACCTCTTGCACTCCGAATTGGAGATAGCCTTGGACCGAGTTGAACATGAGGTTGAAGAAACGATTCCATTCATCTTTATCCCAATCATCAAATAATTTATGTCCAAATTCATCCTCTGGGGTCTTCTCAACACCGAAGTAAGGAGCAAATTCAAGCACTTTTTGTCTCCTTTTAGCGTGGTTGCCCATATTAGGGATGGTGTAGTTGGTCGTGAACATAACCTTTGGGCTATCTTTATAAGGGATAAAGAGCTCATCCTTGTTTTTCTTTTCTACAGTTATTCCCTCAGTTATAATACTATAAAAACCCTCAAAATCAACATTGCGCCTTGTATCTTCAATGGCCAAAATTCTCGTGTCGAGATCAACACGTTGGAAGGCGAAATTCTTGTCAACTTTGAAATTCTTCCCATCCACACGAACCAGGTTAAGCAGGTAACCTAAAGCCTTGACAAAAATCCCCTTTCCGGTGCCTCCACCCTTCGCCTCGTTCTCCGTCTCCTCAGCCAATATCACAGCAAATGGTCGACTTGGGTCTTTGTACTTATGGAGCAAATAACCTATTAAAGATAATCCATATATGTACCGTTCAGCATCGCAGCTGCTGATGAGCTCTATAAATCTAAAAAATTCAATGTCTTTTAGCTCAATATTCTCATTAATATAAATCTGGTGGTCAATGACCTGGCTCTTCCAAACACATTTTCCAATCTCGCCATAACTTTTAAGCTCTAACCTCTCAGGGCCTACTGTTACAACACCATTTTTAAACGGGAAATATGCAATTTGCTTGGTATCTTTTAGGAAATCAATGTCGGCACGGTCAAAAAACTCGAAGAAAGCATCCGAAAACAAAAGAGAAGCCCCCTTATAAATCAATTCAAGCAAATCCTGAGGGGTTACGCCTCCGTCAAAGGTATCGGGTAGCCTATCAACGTAATCCTTTATAAAACGTTTTATTTGCTCCGTAGAGGCCTCCTCAACAAATCCATCCTTGACCCTCACCAACCTATAAATGGTTGACCCTTGGTCGTAGAAGTAGAGCCTAAAACCACCGGTCTGAGTCAAAAAAGTTTGCAACCTATACCTATTTATACTACAAATAGGCTTGTTATTCTTGAACTCAACATCCCAGAAGGTCAAAAGCGATTCTCCCCAATGCTTATCCAGGTTCTCAACTATCTCTGTGGCCTCATCAATGCCTTTGTTGTGCTTGGCCACGAGAAAGCGAACCTGATCTTCCTTGGAGAGACCATCCGACCTCTTATTGTAGAGCTCTCGCTCAAGTTTATCACCATAGGTAGTTTTTTTTTCTCCGTAACCTTGGTCGATAAGGGCCTTTGCCGCAGCCTTGAAGTCAGAATTGTGTTCTAATATAGCATAAACTGCCGCTGGTTTATAGCCCTTGTTGACAAGAAAAGGGGTGTTAGTCGAAAAAACTCCGAATAAGTTCAATGATTTGTTAAAGTCTCCGCTATGCGAGGACAATCCACCTGGTCGCAAAAAGTAAATTTTCTCTCCCGTCTCCTTTGTCACCTTCCACCCGTGAGCCTCTAAAAGGCCCCTTAAATCCCCTCTTTTGTTGTAGTCATCGAATGGGCTTACTCCGTACTCTTTAGGCCTGTTATGGGCCTCTATTACAGCCTCATCAATAACCTCATTAAAAGAGCGCAATATCTCGAACAATTGCTCCCTTTCCTCTATGTCCAAAACCCCAATTCCGTCCTTTTCCGACACATATCCACTCGTAGGCGGAGCCACGACATATCCACCCTCACCTCTGGTCTCGATGAAACAGTAGTTCTTTATGTGCGGGTTGGACTTTTTCTCCTCCTCATTGGGGTACCTCTCCGCAAGCTTTTGGTTGCCTTCTATCACCTCGCACCTATAGAGCCAATGCTTGCCGTTGGATTTGGTGCTGTGTACTTGTATTTTGTCGTAGATGTATTTGGGTATGGCTTCCAACACCTCTTTGTAAATATCTCGCGTGGCATATTTAAGGTCGAAGTCTATCACCTCAAGGCCGCCGGAGATGGCACCGCAGATGATGGCTACTCCGCAAGCGCGACCATCAGCCATCTGCTTATCAAACTCATCTTTGGTTATCTTTCGAGACTGGAACTCCTTCCACGGGAAAATAGCCTGTTTCTTATCATTAACAGCAATGGCATTAATGCCTAAGTCTAAGTAGTTCATTTTTAAAACAATTTATTGTTCTATTTTAGAACAAATTTCTTTTACCTCTTTTACCGACCTAACGACATGAGCTGGAACACCCATATTATTAAGTCCTTCTATGTGATGCTCTTGTAGTTTGCTCACTCTGCCTTTGTCGGTCTTAACCTCAAAAAATATTACTTTACCATCTTTTATTGCCATTAGGTCTGGCATACCTGGCTTCGAGGTGTTGATGAGCTTAACAACAAACCATCCCTCATTGATTAGGTGAGCTCGGATCGCGCCTTGTATTAGTGACTCTCTCATATCACCTCCATTAATTTATCCATGAAATTGACTCGCAGCTCTTGCGGTATCATTGATGGTTTTGGCTCAACGGAGAACTCTATTTGCCAATCCTTTTCGGTAAAAGTGCTAACGCAGAAAGTACCTTCGAGGTATCCTCTATGCACTTGACCATCCCACTCTTTGATGAGAGACTCCTCTTCTTTGGTTGATAGGTCATCTATATCAATACGAAAACGTATCCAAAAATGAGCTCCTTTGGCGTAGCCATAAAGGTTAGTAATCCCTTGCGTATTGCTAATAACCGTGGCTTTCCACTCTAAGAATTGATTTGTTTTGTCAACCCAATAGTCTATGTCTATTGAGGATCGGAGGCCAAGGTGATAGTTGAGGCCGGAGGCATCTACATCAAATTTTGTCGTTTTGAAGTCCATTTAGTGATAGTTTTAAGTGAATAAACAATTTCTAAAAGTATAAGCAAAAGTCCAGCGATTGGTAAACTTATGCAAAAAAACCAAAAATAAGCGAAAATTGTCTTAATCATAAAAAATCGGTTTTAAAGTAACGAATAGTATAATCCTTCTTATCACTTACCGCTTTATGTATTTTATCCTCAATGCCATTTACCGAAAATAGCCAATGTACCTTACATTCCGACTCTTTATCCCTTGTTTGGATTCTCGCCCTTGTTTGCCAATAGGAGGTAGCCGAAAAGTCAATATTATACATGATGAGGGCCTCCGCGCTTTGTAGGTTGATACCCTCACGACCCGATACTATTTGAGAAATAAAAACACCTTTTTTTGCCTTTTCAAACTCCATTGCATCAATATACACATCTCTATCTAATAAGGTCATCAAAGCGAGTCCTTCTTGCTTGAACTTATAAAAAATAGCGTATTTATTGAGGTATTTAAACCGCTCTTTTATGTAACTTATTTTACTCTCATCTATGAGCCTACTCTCTCTATCCGGCTCATCAATGATTACCGTACCGCTATATATTTGGTGTAGCTTCTGCATTAGCTTGACCGCCGTCTCACAGACAATAGAATGCCCATATTGATTGGTCACTAACTTGTCAATTTTAAGCCTATTGGCAAGACGGTATGTTGAGTCCATCATCTTTACATAATGTATCTCCTCATCTACGAATGATGTAAAACCAGCTTGTTCTTGGGTGAAGGAGATAAAGAGGTGAGCACAATGTTCCATAATCTTTTGGCGGTCCGCGTTCTTGTAATCGTTGAACGATTGGCCGTTGATCATCACCTTTTTAATGGCCACGAACTCATGGGCGAACTTATAAAACGTAGGCCACTTTTTGAAGGGAGAAAACGATGAGACAAAGAACTGGTGGTATAGTTGGCTATACGACTCTGGTGATGGGGTGCCTGACAAGTAGATAATTCTTTTCCCCTCACAAATCCTTTTCAATTCATCACACCTATTGCTTTTCATCGGGAAGGCACCTATCGAGTGAGCCTCATCGCAAATTATTAAGTCAAACTCTGCCTTTACTTTATGCAATTGTTCGTAATTGGTTATGTTGACTTTTATGTCATAACCGAGTTTGGTAGATTGTTCTAAGACATCATCAATCGCCTTCTTTTTGGTTACAAACAATACGTTCTTAGCCCCAACCTTATAAGCCGTTACAATGGATGTTAGAGTCTTACCCGTCCTTGGCTCCATAGCCAGGTAAACAAGACCATGCTCTTTAAGTATCTCGACGGCTTGGTCGCTTATGCGGATTTGGTAGTCGCGTAGGGTCATAGTATATAAGTTGAGTCGGGGTTATCTAATGACCTTGGATTTGCTTTGTACTCATACTTAGGAAAAAACTCATCAAAGCTCTCTTGATGCGCCCATACCCCTGGAAATACCTCAAAGAACCATTTGCTATCTTTTAGAACCCAATGCGCATTTTTACGCATTAGGTTCTTTTGGATGTACTCGGAGACGGAGTGAGTAATTTTAGTCATTTTTCTTATGTGTTAATTGATAAGAGAATTGCTTTGGCTTAACATCCTCATTTATTGCTTTCCATAGCTCATAAGTTGAGTTGAATAGCTTGATGTCTTGGTCGCTATTCTCCTTACTCACAAATTGCCATCCCACACCTTGTATGTCTCCTTTCTTGCCTCTCGTCCTTGTCTTAGCATTGAGCCACAATATAGCCACCTCATCTACAAACACTCCGTGATGACCAAGGAGTTGGCGGTAAGCGGCAAGTTGTAGCCAATAGGATGGATAGATACTATTTGAGGTCTTGATATCAACGAGGTACCTCTTGCCATCGATACCGAGGATACGATCAAGGGTCCCTGCATATCCGAGGTTGCTACTAACCATGTGGAGCTCTATCACCTCAATTTTAGGTTGAAAAGTGGTAGAAAAATCGACATAACGCTCAAACATTGACCATTCAAGCATCTTGTACTTAGGTCGGCCATTCTCATCGAGATAATTAACCTCATGCCCATCGTCATATCTCTCGGTAAGCTCATGGACGAGGCTTCCTCTCTTTCCCGCCTCATCACGGATGGCATCGGCATCTCCTCCGACATCTTTTAGCCATTTGAAGTAGGAGGCATCTTTAGGGTAAGCCTCGAGGATGGTTGTTACGGATGGAACGTACCCACCTTCGGAGGTGGCATAAAAACGGGTGTCGATGAACTCGATACGGCCCTTTTCTTGGTCGATGTTGAAATTTTTCATGTTGCTTTTTGTTTTGATGAGGAGTCGGGACAGGATTCGAACCTGCATCTACCACCTAAAATGGTGGCGCGTTACCTTCAGTCATCAGACTTTACGCCACCCGACTTATCTCCTTAAAATGGAGCTACTAACAAACCTTTCGCTTGGTTATAAAGCCACTCAATCCTATCGGTGTCATCCCAGGTCTCTTTGCCTTTGACTTTTACTTTCACCATGTCAGGCATCCCTTTTGGGTTGTCTTTGGTGTAGTAATGCTTGATGGGTGCTCCGGCTTGCTTGAGGAAGATGACACTTTTCTTCTTGTCTCCATCAATGATAAGCGCAGGGCTTATCTCAACGTTCTGGTTGAGGTCGACATTTGGCAAGGCTTTGAGGAAAGTGGTCGTGTAGCCGGAAGAGAAATTCATCTCCAACGTACACTTTTTGTTTGTCTGCACATCATGAACTATCACCAACAAGAACTTACCATACTCGTTCTCTTTGATGTTTAGGTCTTTGACGTGTCCGGTAAGAGTGGTGTAGAATAGCTCTGCCACTTGCTTACCATTTTTGTTTGTGCGCTCTACCGCGCCTTCAGTACCAAGGTCTACTCTTCTGACAAGTTTGCCATTTGTGATGGACAGGAAGATTGCTCCCCCATTGCTTTGCGTTGAATTTGTCAACATGATTATTGGTTTTGGTGATTAAAAACTTTTTTAGACATTATCCACTTTTTTCTCTCTTGGTAGAGGGTCATCATCGTTGCCGTCCTATTCTGGAACACTCGATGATCGGCGATTTGATTGTACTTATCACAAAATTGGTCTATCATGAAAGAGACTATCTCAAGCTCGTCATATCCCATACCATAAATAGCCAATTCCACTCTATTTACATCATCCCAAAAGGCTTTGGGGATAAGATATTTGTGATAGCGCACTTGTGCGATAGGCTTACGTGGGATTTCTTTCTTGATGAAAAACTTAGAGAGAGCTGCTGTCAGTAACATTATTGCGCTGACTGTTCCGATAAGAATTAGAGCGACCATACTTGTCAAGTGTTTCAGTGATTTTTAAATAGTTCTGGAGAGTAATTTTACCGGTTGTCTCAGCGCGGTAAATGGTCTGTGGTGTGATGTCGGCTAATTTAGCCAACTTGTCTCTTGAGAGACCAAGAGATAGTCGTTTAGATTTGATTTTTTCTTGTACCATAGTAATAAGTTTGTTTATGCAAATATCATATATCTTTTTTAATTAAACAAATTTAATTGTTAAAGTATTTTAAAAAAACCCCAAGTAGAAACAAGGGGCGAAAAAACACTAAAAAAGCAACAACTATTTTTGTAGAGGTATGGTATCCTTATTGTCAACTCGTCTAAAACCCTCATGCCATAGGGTATTGGTCAAAATGATACTATTCTTAACAACCTCCTCCTCCTCATCCATTGGATATAAAATATGCAAACACTCATGTATCAAAATCTCGAGATGCTTTTTACCCTTAATCCTTTCATCCAACTCAACCAATCCCTCCGAGTGAGCCATACCCCAAGCCTTTTGCCTACCGAGCTTTGTATATTTAACCTTTATCCTTCGCATATTTTTTATATATCATCAATAGTAAATCATCATCTACCATCTTACCTCCTCTAACCTTTGCCAACATCTTTTTAATTGCTTCTAAATCTTTATCCAGTCTCATAAATAAAGTACAAAGTAACGCCTCTTGTTCATCTATTTTCATATTCCTTCTCAATTAGTATTTGTAAATAGTGTAATGCTTTTTTTAAATCCTCTAATCCGTTTTTGTGTTTATGCCTCATGACATATTTAATAATATTCCCCTCAATAAATCCTATCTCATTCTCATGGATAAAGTCTATTGGTTGTATCTTATGTCTCTTATAATGAGAGCCTCCTTCTTGATGGTCAAGTATGCTCATAGTATCTATTTATTGTCGCTTTGCGACTATTTTCGGAATGGGTAATCCATTGTATATTTCCAAGTTCATATCCTTTGTTTGTATCAATTCTATCAATAGAAGGTGTCAATTTTCTATTGTAATCACAATTTACCCAATTATTATACAATTCTTTGAATGAATTATCATTTATTGAAAACTCATAAAATAACTCCTTATCCAATAATGACTTACCAATGTATAAATGTTGTTTTTTATACTGTATTCCTAATACTCTACTTTTCATATTGCGATAAGTCCTCATTAAAAATCCTTTAATAGTTTTTTCATACTTTTTAGTATATAGATTATCGGATTGTTGCCTTACTTCCTTTTGTTTATTTAATTTACATTTTTTACAAGTCCAACTATAACCATCTTTACAATCTTTGTGTCTAACGAATTGATCAAATGACTTTTCTTGTTGACAAATCTTACAAGTTTTCATATAATATATTTTTTACAAATATACTATATTCATGATTAACATGATTATAAAACTACTTTTTTTAATATCCTTTTATTTCTAACCTCAAAATTAGTGCCATCAATATCAACAAGAGCAAAACCATGATTATATTTATTAGCTAATGGCCTATATGCTGGGTTGAGTTCACAAAGACAACCAACTGACCAGGTAGTAACGAGTTTTCCATTCATGTCCGTTTCAGTATGTTCGGAGGTCTGATGTGAATGTCCTTGCATGGCAGAAACTTTTCCACGCATAAAAAGACCTCTTGCCACATTTACTGGACTAAATATACCACCTCCAAACTCGTGACCATGTATTATATTTAAATCACCTGCTTTTATTATTCTCTTGTCCTTAATTATCTCTATACCATTCGCTCTTGCCTTAATAATATTACTAAATTCAAACTCCTCTACTCCGACAATCTCATGAGCTCTGCGCCATAAATAATGCTCATATCTTTCACAATGATTGCCCATTTTATAATAAACTTGAGCATTGAATGTATTAGCCAATACTTCCATAAAGTCTTTAAATGCACTCAATTCATAAGCAAAGCTTCTTGCTTTTGGATCACGCTCAAACTTACTAAGTTGAAAAAAATCAAGTACATCACCATTGAGAAGGATGGCATCCGGCTTCTCCTTCTTTGCGTAGTCAAAAGCCGCGGTTAATGCGTCGATTGAGTGGTAAGGGATATGAATATCCGAAAGGACAAGCAAACGCTTTGCTTTTAGGATATATGGTTCATAATTGGCCTCCTCCGACTTGGGTAGATTGTATGGGTTACGTGGCCGTTCCTCTACTATTTTTCTAACTTTATTATTTTTACCTTGTTTTCCTTCAATACATCTAAGAGAATCTCTTGCCCTTTCAGCACTACTAAAAAGCAAAGGATTGTCGTTGTGCATTATCCTTGCCAATTTAAGAGTAGGCATCTCCCAACCATATTTGGCACGGTATTCCTCCGCTATGTTGGTCTTACTAAAAAGTGGATTGTTGGCCATATTTAAGGGGTTTTAAAGTACAAGTTAGCCTCGGCTTCCCGTCTCCTCGTTAGACCCGTCAATACTTTGCCGCTTGATCGGTTCCACTTCATGAACTCTTGCCTAATGGTCGGGTCGTTAGGGTTGGCGTTCACCTTCTTTAACAATGTGCTCCCGCTAAAATTGCCAATCCCACAATTATATGCAAAAGAGAGTAATGCCGACTTTTGGTTGTCATTTATATGCGATTTAATATACTTAGCCATCCTATTGGCAAATTGCTCGGCTACCTTTTGTAGCAAGAAGTCGGCTCTATCTCTTGTGATTTTATCCCCCATTAACACCGGCTTCCCATCCTCATAGAAAGTGTTACCAAACCCAATGGTTATTTTCCCGGCGGGGCATTTGTAAGCACTTAGGCTCAATCCCTCAAATTGCTTAATTATATCCAAATTAAGGCTCATCTCTTGAGTTTAATGTATAAGTAAGCACCAAGGCCCATGAGGACAATTATAAGCCAACCAAAGGCCTTATTAGCCTTCCCTTTCCAGTTCTCCGCGTCCACCTTAGCACTTGTTAGCTCGGATTGGAGAATATTTACCCTTGCATTGTCCACTACCACGGCTTTGATGGTATCGTGAATCGTCAAGGATTCCTTGACAACTCGAGTTCTCCATTTGGTAACAAAAGTTGTGTCGTTGAACACTTTCACCTCCAATTGCTCATCGACAATGGTTAGAGTATCCACTTTTATCGTTGTGTCGCTTTTTGTGATGATGGTTGTATCGTTAGCACATAGACCTGCTTTAATGACCTCCTTTGCCACCTGGTCAAACATCGTTCTATCATTTAGAACCTTCTTGACGGGGTTGCAAGAGACAAAAAGTACGAGTACGAGGCTAATTCTTATCATCTTTCCTAAATATTTTCTCTATTGAGGTGAGACCGAGGCATCCAAACGCAAGAGAGGCTACCGCATACACGAGAGCCTCACTTGGTTTGGTTTCTTTAAACGAGTTGTGGTACATAGTAACGCAAAGCATCACTACGCAAAGGAAACCGCATAGTCTTTTCATCGACAAGCGGTCATTATCCTCGCTAAAAAATTGCTTCATTTCTCCTTTATTTCCTTGATAAGCCTATAAATGTTATAGGCAATCGTGGTCATACCCGCAAAAATGGCTACATAGGCGCCAATCTCGTTGACATTGATATCGCTCCAAATTTTAAGCACTATTGTCCCTATGCACATACCAATACTACGTTGGTCAACGCCATGTGTCATTTTATTGAGGTTTTTCATCATTGGCCTTTTGCATCTCCGATGCTATGGCTTGATTGGTTTCTTGTAACTTCTTTTGCAAAAATTCAATTTGAGCAAGGATGTCGTAGGCTTCCGCCTTTAGTTCTGTTAAGTTCATAGTTTTAAATTTTACTCTAAATTAAGCATTATTTTGATTCCAAGGAAGCGGCAAACTAACAACTTTAGGGTTTTTTTGCTCTTCTATTTGTGCTTGGAGGGAGGCATCAATACTCGCCACATCTAACCCTGCATTTAGCCATCCTTCTACCATATCTTTGGTAAGTTGGTCATAGGGTACGAATGTCGCAGGGTCAGGTTGACTAACCGATAGGACGGAATACATTTCTGCGAAGTATGTTTTATCACCATCTACTTCATTTGCTTGTCTGCGGTAGTGGATATTGAAAACCACATCGCTAAGACCTTCGGAAGTTGGGTATTCTTCCATGCTGCTAATAACCCAATTGTAAGTAATTGCCATTGTTTATTTGTTTTTAAGGTGTACCAAGTAAGGCATTTATTGTATATATCTGCCCATCTATTTCTATTGTTATATATCTGTTTGCTGTTACTGTTCCCGTATTTGCAGTTCCAAGTTTCCATGAACCTGCGGTATATCCAGTTGGTGCTGCGGTTTTAATGTTACCATTGACATGAAGTTTTTCAGTAGGACTTGTAGTACCTATACCTACGTTTCCACCTTGTGCATTTAAAGCAAGATTAAAGTTATACGAACTTCCATAAATATTACCTTGTATCCAAGCGTAAGAAGTGCCTGATGCACCAAAAGATATTCCTCCTTCAGATGAATTTTTAACTAATAAACTACCGAAACTTGTTGGAGTATTACTATTACCTAATATGCTCAATCTTGCGTCAGGACTTGTAGTACCTATACCTACATTGCCACCATCAGAATTAATCCAAAAATTACCACTACCACTTCCCGCTGCATTTCTAACTTGAATCCCAATATTACCATTTCCACCAGATAGTGTTTGTAATTGTACATTATTAGCACTATTAGTTACATAAAGCCTATCTGCTGCTTGAATATATCCTGCAACATCTAATTTGTATGCCGGGGAACTCGTACCAATACCCACATTCCCACCGCTTGTTATTCTCATGCGCTCGTCAAGAGTACCAAAAGGTGCTCTTGTTGCAAACAATAAATCAGCAGCACCTCCACCACCCGGTCCAACATTACCGGTATTTTTTGCGTATATTTTCGCTTTTACTTCTGCATAGTCAGGGTCACCCCAATAAAATTCTAAGTTTGCAAATTCATCCCCACTACCTCCGTGATTTTGTGAGCCAACTCTTATTGTTGCTCCTGTTGCTCCTGATATGTTTGCTGAACGGACATCAAGCAGTGTTGCAGGAGCGGTAGTACCTATACCTACGTTGCCATCTCCCCTCACCAAGAACATTGTAGTAGTAGAGGACTTCAGATTCATTAAGTTGAAAGCTGAACTACTTGTTCTATCAGTTATAGCCTCAATTACATTACCTGTAAAAGTTGCTCCTTGATTGTATGCTAAAAATGTACTTTGTGTGTTGCTTGTATCTACAACATATAACTTCCTATCCGGACTTGTAGTACCTATACCTACGTTACCACTTGAGGTTATTCTAAATCTCTCACTATTTGCCGTCTCAATATAGTAGTTACTACTTGCATCAACTCTCGCAGTAGCAGCCTCTGTAGCACCTACAAAATATCTAATTACTGCACCATTACCTGCTCCACTTTGTATGTACATATTGGTAGTGCCACCACTATTAAGATGAAGGAGTGCTGAAGGACTTGGAGTGCCGATGCCGACATTACCACCTGAATATGTATTAAGTAAAACATTTGAAGCATCAATTCTTAAATCATTATATGCACTTGAAGAATCATTATAAACATAAATAGCTGACTTACTTCCAAGTAAGCCTATATTTAAATTATAGTTTGTTGCACCCTTAACTGTTAATTTATCTTGAGGGGAACTTGTAGATATACCTATGTTACCACCTGAGGTTATCCTCATGCGTTCAGTAGCAGCAGTCCCTAATACAAGTGGAGTAGATGACTCGGTTCTTATTATACCTGATGTTTGGTCATGGTTAATAATTATTTGCTGAGTTCCTCCTGTGTTCATCCTAAATCTAACCTCAGAAGCACTATCCAAAGTCAATAATGCTGTTGGGTTTGTAGTGCCTATTCCGACTAAACCACCGCTTGGATTTAATAACAACGTAGAAGCAATGCCATCAAATCCGGGGTATGAAGATTGAATCCATTGACCACTTGTAGAAGAACCAATTCCTAATCTTCTATTACTTCCAGAATCTTGTACTAAAAGAATTGCTTCAGACAATGCAGAAGAAGATGGTAAAGCTGCTGCTCCTGATGTTGTAATTTTCCCTGCCGTCACACTACTTGAGAATGTGGCTGCACCAGATTGGTCAATTGAAAACCTCTCTCCAGTAGATGCACCTGCATTATCAAATATCCTAAATCTTCC